AGATCATGATCCGGTCGTTCGCCTCGCTGGCGACGGTCGTCGAGGGCGTTGTTCGGGTCTATTCCTTCTACCTGAACACGGTCAATCAAATTCTGCAAACCCCACTGGGGCGCTACATCAACGAGATCAGTGCGCAATGGGCGGCCCTTGAAAAGCTCGGGGTAATGCCCCTAGCCAGGATCATCTACTTCGTCCCTGGTGTCATCCGCTCACTCAAGGCTGTGAGCGGCGTCATCCGCGAAGTCGGTGCATTCATCGCAAGCGCAGCATCCTCAGCCCTTAGCGCAGCGGGCGCAGCGATCGCAGGCATTACCGGATTTGCAGCAAAGGGATCGGCCCAGCTTGTCGCCCTGTTCACTGCCGGTTTCGCGCGGGTAGCTACCGCCATAAACGGTCTAGCTCTCAGGCTGAAAGCCTTTTTTGCGGAGCTCGCGGGAGAAATCCAGCGCGCCTACCCCCAGTTCGAGATCCTTAGCCGCCTGGTTTTAAGCGTCGGCGAAGCGTTTGGCCGCCTCGGTGCCGCAGCCAAAGTCGCACAAGCCAGTGTCACCACATTTGGCGCCCGAGCTCGGGTATCCATCGGTGAAGCCGAGGTCGCTGCAAACCGTGCTGCCATTGCAACACAGCGCCTAGGTACAAGCCTTGGTCAAACCGTAACGGCGGGAGCGCAAGCGGCGGGCCGAGGAATCATGGGCCTCGCCGGAATGGTGGCGCGTTCCATCGGTGGCTTCTTGCTGTGGCAGATCGCGATCACAGCAGTATTCGACATCTTCCGCCGACTGTCGGAATGGATGGAAGCGCGCAGCAGCAACGCGCGCTACCGGATGGCGGTCGACTCTTTAACAGACGGCCTCAATGCACAGGCGATTGCCGCTGCCCGAGCGGGGAGAGAACTGGATTCCGCGACTGCGGCGATCTATCGGAATGCGCGTGCGGCACTGGAAGCGCGGGACACGAAGGCTCTTGCGCGCTACCTCGAGTTGCAGGACGAGGTCATCAAGCGCGAGAAAAACCTGAGCGCACTGGAGAAAAGCGGCGGCCGAGACGCCAGCCCCACGCGTATCCGCGCCCTCAACCAAGAGCGAAATCCAGGACTGTTCAAAGAACTGGATCAGCTACGTGCAGAACGCAAACGAATCGAGGACCTGCTTAACGCCCCCGAGAAAGCAAAACAGCGTCAAGAGGCTCTCCAGCTTCGGCAGCGAGAGAACAAGCAACAGATTGAGGAGCTAGCGCGTTTCGAGAAGGACAGCCGCAAGGCACTGGATGATCAAGTCTTCCAGAACCGAATGGCGGGTGCTCGGAAGGAGATCGAGATCTATCGAGCTGCGGGTGAACTGCGGATTGCGCAGGTCGAGCAAGCGAACGCAAAGCTGATCAAGGGGACGAACACGAATGCGCAGGAGTCGCTGCGTGCCCTGAGCGAGTACATCTCGTCACGCCAGCGAGGTGAGCTGACCATCGAAGCGCGGAAGCGCGAAGCGCAGATTGCTGCAGCCGAGCTTGACCGCTCGCTGATGGAGACGCGTTTAAACCTCGAGAAACAGATTGCGGAACTGAAGAAGAAGGTCAATCAATACGAGATCGAGGTACTCGACAAGCGTCTGAAGACGGAGCAAGAGATTGCAAGTATCCGCAACGGCTCGATCATCACAACGCCCGGCGGAGCTGGTGGCCAGCTGAAAGGCGGTGCAGTTGTAACGGCCAGAAACGACCGCGACGCGGAGCAAACTGGATCCGACATCGCACTGAAAGGTGGAAACGGGGCCGCAATTCAAAACCCCTTCACCTCGCTGCGCATTACGGGAACGGGCTTCCAAGGCAAAGGCTCCGGGACGAAAGGGAAGGGTTATGGCAGCTGGGTGACGGGCCAAACCACGATCAACGGAAAGGACTACGAAATCCTTCTAGGTCACCTTGCAGAAACGCTGGTCAAGAAGGGCGATGTTGTCTCTGGCGGTGCAGTTCTCGGGAAACAGGGAATCACCGGCCGCGCCTCAGGCCCGCATGTCACGACCCACGTCAACGCACTGAACGGTGGAGATGCCGGAGCAGTCCTCAGTGCAATTGAGAAGGCGTGGACGAAGGGCGGGGATCCGATTCAAACGGCGACGCAAACAGCAAACCAAGCGCCGGTCCGCCTGAACCTAGACACCACGGCCCTGGAGGGCTCGATCGGCCGACTAAAAGCGCTTGAAACCCAACTGATCGCGCTCGGGGAAGCAGCAAACGAATTGGACAGTGCGGACAAATGGCAAAAGTTTGTCGACACGCTGTACGACCCGAACGGCCTACAGCCCACAATCGACAACCTCGAGAAGGCAAAACTTGCATTTCAAGCACTTGCCACCACGAGCGCAGCTGCGTACGACCCCGAGCGCATCCGCATCTTCAACGATGCGCAGAACGAGAACTACCAGCGTGAGGAGAAAACCAAGGCGCTTCTCAAGGACGTCAACAAGCTGGAAGGCCTAACGGCCGAGGCCCGCAAGAAAGCAGCCGCCGAAATCGAAGAAGCGGACAAGAAACAGAAAAAGCAAATCGAAGACCGTATGGCACTGCGCCTACAGGAGCGGGCGATCATCGAGCAGACCGCAAAACTGGAAGGCCTCAAGGGCGATACCAAAAACGTCGGTCTGAGCACAGGCCGCACGCTGATCTCAAGCACCTTCGACCGTGCCGCCAACGGAACCAACGATTTCCTGGAAAGGCGAATGATCCAGGCCAGACGCGACATCGCCCTGAAGCGCTACGACCTCTCCGAGGGCGGCACCAAGGACATCAGCGGTCTAGCCACCGAAATGAACGCCTTCGCTGAGGCGACCATGAAAGCGGCACGGGAGCTCGCCGCCATGGACAAAGCCGCTAGCCAAACCCGAGTGCGGGACATGCTGATCCAGTGGGAAAACGAACTGACCGACACCCAAGGCATCATCACCAGCCTCGGAGGCTCAATCAAAAACGAATTGAGCGGCGCAATGAGCAACGCCGTAATGGGCGTCATTCAAGGAACCGCCACGGTGACGGAATCGTTCCAAACGATGTTCCAGAACATCGGAGCAGCTTTCCTGCAAATGGCAACGGAAATGATTGCCAAAGCGCTGATCATGCAGGTGCTCGGGCTACTGAACCCAACGAAATCGAAGACAAACTTCGATCTGGACGCCGTATTCCCCGGCAGCTTCGGCCTCCCCAAACGGGCAGCGGGCGGCCCACTCAACGCCAATCAACCGAGCCTTGTCGGTGAACTTGGTCCCGAACTGTTTATCCCCGAGAGAGCTGGCACTGTAATTCCGGCAAATCAAACCGCGTCGCTGCTTTCCGGCAACCGCACAGCGCTGAACAACCTGACAAACAGCTTCGGCAGCGCAGAGAGTACCGACGGGAACAGCGAAGGGACACTGGAACGCCGCGCACAGGTTGAGCGTGCGATGACAAGCAACCGCACCGCGATCAGCAACACTGCGTACAGCGCGAGCACCACGTACAACTCCGCATTTACCGATAATCGCGACAGCCTGAGCGCCGTCACCTCAGCGGTGATGGAGCGGAGTATGGCCAACGGCATGAATGCCCCGAGCTCAATGAACGTGAACTACAACGTGGATCGAATCAACTCTGTGGACTACGTGACGGCAGATGAATTCCGCCAGGGCATTAGCCAAGCCGCCAACCTCGGGGCACGGCGCGGTCAACAGCAAACTTTGGACGCGCTCCGCCAGCGGCCTGCAGTCCGTCGCTCTCTGGGTCTGGGTCAATGACATTAGCAATCGGAACGTACATCTCCTTTCGTACGCGAAGCGACGGAGTAACGCCCTACAACTTCCAAAACTTTTTCCCGAGTGAGACGCGGGACTACGACGGCCAGACGTACCTCTTTGCGTGTTTCGGTTTCAGCGGAGGAAGTGTGGACCTTGAAGCATCAGATGTTCAAGCAACACTGGCTTTCGGTCAAAGCCAGCTGTGTAGCACGTTTGTCAAGCAAAGCTGTGATGAATACTGGATCGTCCGAATCCGAAGCGTGTGGCTAGACCCTGAAACCCTAGAGGAGACAACGACATTTTTAGAGGAGATTTATAGCTGTATAAGCTACGAAAACGACCTATCTCGCTTAAACCTGACGCTCGGATCGCCCTTAGATGCAGTGCGTTCCGAGGTGCCGCAGCGAGTCTTATCGCAAGAGCTTGTCGGTAGTCTGCCAACAACGGGGGCAATCAACGTTCAATAATGCTAAGACCTGACGCGGTACCCATTGTTCTACTACCGCAAGAACGAGCCCTAATCCAAACATTAGGTATTTCAGAGACGGAATACCGCTGGTTCGTGCGTGAGACGTTAAAGAAGAGCCGAATTCAGCCGTCAGGTCCCCAAGCCTTTCTGGTTATTCCGTTTCTTATCCAGCTGGCGATCGGCGCGATTATTTCGATCGGTGCTGCGTACCTCTTTTCCCGTAACCAATCCAATCAGTCAGCGGGAAGCAGCGAAATCCGCCAAACGCGCCAGCAAGGCGAGACGATTACTAACGCGAGTGAGTTCGCCCCAAAAGCAGGCTTTGACGCCCTGCAGCGAGTTGTTGAACTCGGCAGCACAATCCCACTCGTCTACGCCCGCCGCCGCAACGCGCAAGGGGGAGTCCGAATCAACACACCCCTTCTTTGGTCGCAGCTCTGGAGTCTGGGCGGCAGCCAACTGCTCCGCGCCATCTTCTCGCTTGGTGAAGGGCCGATTGCCGAACTCGATCCAAACGGCTTCGCCATCGGCGACAACACGGTCAACAACTTCAGCTTCCTCAACTCAGCGGCAGCAGGCGAAAGCGCCAAGCTCACGATCTACCTCAACCCCGAGGGGGGCCGCCTAAAGGGCGAAAGCTACGTCGGACGTAAAGCCGCAAACGACCCTGGTAACGCTGAGACCGCAGGTGCTTCCGACATTTTCCAAGTTCGCACCGACTCCAACACATACGAACCATGGTTCAGCAACGTCAAAATCCCGAGCACGACGCGAGATTTCGGCGTCTACACGCTGATTCCCAACGACTTTGGCTACCGGGTCAACCCCCAATTCAGTCCCAACTACAGCTTTGAGCTTCGCACCACAACCGACGCCCCGGAAAACCTGCAACAGGCAGCAGAACGCCGTGGAGCTGCAGTACCTGATCCAGGAGGCACATCAAGGCTATGGAAAAACGGCTGGATGTTCAGCGGTCGAAGCGGCATCACCAGCACATCTACCGGCAGCACGAGCCTGAAAGAGGGCGATACTTTCACCTACGTCCTCAACGCCAGTAGCGATAAGAACTCAGAGTTCGTCGCCTCAAACAAGGAAGGGACGAACAACGAAGCAATCGCCGAGTGTGGCGACGTCGCAAGCGGGGTGGCCTCTCGGCAGAACGTAGCGGACGACGCATTAAGCATCGGCAACGTCTTCAAGGCAGGCTCCTGTCTGGCGGTGCTTGAAACCCGAAGCCCCGAGGACGAGATCTTTCAAAGCAGCGATGGAGTCACAGGATCGGGTCAAACGATGACCTACACCTTCCGTGTGATCCGCGCGGGCCAGGTCACGTTGATTTCCCAAAACGACCTAGCCCCCGGCACGCAACGGGTGGAAATTGGAACCGGCTACCCCAACTCAGACAACGTCAGCGGAGAGCCGCGCTACGGCGTTGCAAGCACCCGGGCCCAAATTTTTCAGTTCTCCATCGGTGGTTTCACGATTGACCGCCCCTCACGAATCATCGAGCTCGGGCTGCGCTCAAGGCTTGGCATCACCGTCGGCGGCATTTGCAACTTCCGCTCAACCCCAAACCAATACCGCATCAACCTCCAAGCCGGTCTCGCGCTGGACCGAACGTTCTTCGCCACAGCGACGCAGATCAACCTCATCAACTTCACGAGCGGCCAGGTCAGCACGCCCCTAATCCGCTACAGCTTCTTCCGAGTCTCGTATCGACCCGAAGAACAAACCACCTGGACAGACTTCCCCGAGATTTTCGGAGTCCGCAGCCTGACGCGGGAAAACGTCTTCAACTACATGCGGTTCGTCATGCCAACGGTGAAGCGCTGGGAATTCCGCATCGAACCAGTGACGGCATGGGAGCTACGCAACGTCATCACGACACCTGAGGTCAACATCCTCGATAACCGACTGGCCGGAATCGAATCCGCAACTGCTCAAGGCGTCACCATCTCGTGGTCCGGAACAAAAATCGCGCGCGCCGCCAGCAGCTTCCGGCATCCCGAAATCGAACCCAGTGAAGACCTAGGTATCGGCTTTACCGAAGGCACCTCGATGTACGACGAGTGGGCGGCGGTAGCCGAAGCCTTCTGCTACGGAGAAATCACCACCACCGCAAGCGGCAGTCCAGAACACTCCATCGCATACGTCAACACGCTGATACCCAACGACCCAGTCCCTCAGTACACAAGCATGGCGACAGTAGGCTTCAACCTCTTCGCCACCAACGAGTTCACCCAACTCGAGCAGTTCAGTTCATACGTACTAGGCGGCATCAAAGTGCGCCGTTTCGTTGAGGGAGATGTCGGCCCTAGCAACAACTTCGCTGACATCCTGTACGACCTGCTTACCAACACGACATACGGGGCCGGAAAGATCCTGTCCCCGAGCATGATCGACACCGACAGCTTCGCTAAAGCCGCTGCCTGGTGCGAAGCGCGCGGCTACGCCTGGGATGGGGCGATTACCACACAGCTCAACATCCGCAGCTGGGCCGCACAAACTGCTTCGTACTTCCTCCTGGATTTCCTAATCGCGAACGGCCGGTTTGCCCTAGCCCCGGCGGCGCCCTTCAACACCCCAGTCGAGGTAAGCGCCCTATTCACATCGGGCAACATCCTAGAAGATAGCTTTACCTTTGGATACTTAGATCAAACTTCCCGCCAAGCGGTTCAAGTCTCCGTCAAATGGCGAGAGGAACGGATCTCCACCCAGGAGGGCAGCAAAGGATTGTTCCCCGTACTCCGAGAAGTCTTGGTACGCGAAGCGGGAACAGAGGCAGGTGCCCCCCTCGAAACCATTGACCTTTCTGATTTCTGTACGTCCCAAGCGCACGCCATCGACGTCGCGAAGTACCTCATCCGCAGCAAGCGCCTAACAACAAGTCGCGTCAGCTTCAAAACAACCCCGAGCGAGGTACCACTGCGCCCTGGAGCAGTATTCAAGCTCGGGCTGGAAACAGTTACTTATAACCAACCAAATAATGGTTTTATTCTTGGTGATGGCAGCGTAGATAGTTTTACTCCAACACCTGATGGAACCTACGAGGTCGCGTACTGGGATGGCAAGAGTGCCGACATACGAGAAACAACTACAACAATCACCAACGGCTTCAGCAACAACTTAAAAAACTGCGTATTCTGCATTCAATCTGCAACTGTGACAGCACCGACCTATAAGGTCCAATCCCTGGCCTTTGACGAGGACGGGAACATCGAGGTCGAGGCAAACCTTTACCCAACCGATGAGGCTGGCTACTCGCTGCTTACGCAGAATTGGGACACTGGCTGGGAGATTATTGACTAACGATGAGCATCGCATTCCCGCCGATACGGCCTAGCAGCCGCAATGTTCAGACCGGCCGCTTCCCAGTCAAAGTCTTCAACGCCATCAACGGCACAAGTGTCACACGTCTATTCGGCTCCAAACGCAGCAATAGCAGCCTCCAATTAACGTTTACAGGTCTTTCAGACAAAGACCTAAAACAAATCCTTGACTGCTACGACAAAGCTTACGGAAGCTACGACGTTCTAATTCTCCCAAATGAAGTCTGGATCGGTTTCAACGATGAAGTCCGCCTCCAGCTCCAAAGCTATTACCAATGGCGCTTTAACGACGCCCCCACTATTGCGACACCATTTCAGGGCGTATTTAACGTTACGGTGAGCCTAATCGGCACCCTTTCCTCGTCATGACTGTCCAGACCGGGGCAACGGCCGCCCTGTATTTCCAAGGAAACCGGGTAGGCAAAGTTAAAAGCTTCAACATTCAGACTCAACGAGCTGTCCTTGATGTGACCTCGCTCGGGGACACTGACCGTACCTTTGTCCAAGGCCTACGCCAAAGCTCCGGCACGGCCACCCTGATGTACGACCCCGAGGACGCCAATGCAGTGGCGCTCCTCAGCAGCGTTCTTGGTGACAGCACGACTGCAGCCGAAGTTATCTTTCAGATCAACAGCGGAACAGGCAAAGGTTACAACGCCACCGCCTTTATTACTGATACATCAGTAGGTGTCAATACAGGTGACGTTGTATCAGCAAATATCAACTTCCAGATTCAAGGCAAACCTGAAGAGACTCTCTAATGCCCGTCCTAGGTCGCTACGGCACGCTCAACCTACGTCGCGACCTACCAGCGACTACCGCCGTCCACCCCGAGGACGTCAACTTTTCACGCCAAAGCCTGTTTGTACAAGACGAGGCTTACTGGACGGGGGACCAGGTAACCCTGATCTGCCAAAAGGGTGTACCCATTGGAGTAGGGAAAAGTGGAATCGCTAACTGCCCAGACGGGTACGCCTTCTACTCAGGTGGCCAGTACAACCTGAGCCCAGCTCGCCACGCGATCAATGCCGCAGCAAGCTTCTATAACCCAGACGATCAAGTACCGTTTTACGACGACGTCAGCAAAGCTCAAAAGAACGGCACCTATTACATCTTTAGAAATGAGCTAGACGAGATTAGCTTTTACCCCACACTAGCCTCCGCTCTCAATAACGACGCAGAGTTCCGCTACGAGATCATCAACGTCGATTTCGGAGAGATGCAGATCTCCCCGAGCAGGGATGTCTATTACCAAAATGCCCGAGCCACTTGTCGAGGACGCCTCGGCGTTTACACGTACAGCGACATCGTGTGGATGGAAACAGGCCTAAGCCTGTGCGACTACGGTCCGACCTATACCGAACCGACAAGCGGATCCACCCGCTATGACAACGCCGACGTCCGCCCGAGAGAGGAGCTCACCGACCCCTGGCGCTTCACCGCAAACCTTACGGACTGGACGCTAAACCTCAAGTCCAACGAAATTAACACCAGCACTCTTGGTGAAAAGTTCGGCGAGAGCGTAAAAGCATTAGTGACTGGAGGCGGCTCTGTCAACTTCTTGTTGGATTACCCCGCTGACATAGAGGACTACAGCCCTGTATCTCTACTTCGCCTAATGCTCCTTATCGAAAAAGGTTGCAAAGCCGAAGCAAAGTTTCAACTAATCAAAAACGAAACCCCAAACGTTTCAGCATTAAACACAAAACCAGGTCTTTACTATACGACTGAATTACTACTGGTGGCCAGCGCGATTAACATGCGCGCAGATAGTCTCGTTGCAGGTACCGCTGACTTCGTGACCACTGGTCCGATCAATCTGCGGATGACCTCTCAGGAAGTCAAGGAATGACGCGCATCCTGCCGCCTTCGGCACCCAAAGCCATTAACGGCCCCAACATCAACCAGGCGGACTTTAAGGATCAGATTGCTGCGATCGCGTCCACACTTACGCAGCTGACTGGGTATGCGGACCCAAATAGCGGCGATTCCGCTGAATCACTTATTTCCAGCCCCTATCAGCTGTACGTCAACCCGGTAACTGGCCGAGATACATACGTTGGCGGTATTCTCAACGCGCAAACCAACCCAGTAAAGCTTAATCAGCAGACTATCTGTGGCTACACAGCCTTCACCCCATTTAAATCACTATCGCGCGCCCTCCTTGAAGCGGCCCGCATCTCGGTCGTCCTCGGGACAAACAACGACATCTACGACCGTGTCGTAATCCACTGCTCCGCCGGCACCCACTACATCGACAACCGAACCTCCAGCACGCTGGTCACAAGCTGGACCGACTTCCTCGAACCGACGGCCGAGCAGCTTGAGGCGTTTAACAGCAACGAGACGCCTGGACTGATCCTTCCTCGGGGCGTCTCGATCGTCGGCGAAGATCTCCGCAAAACCATTATCCGTCCACGCTACGTCCCGAGCGTGGATGGCGGCTTTGACCCTACCCGAGATCGCGGTGCCATTTTCCGGGTCACAGGAGGCAGCTTCTTCTTCAACTTCACTTTCAAGGACGGAGTCGATCCTGACGGGAACCCAATCCAGCACTCGCATCACCTCCTTTCCTGCTTTGAGTTCTGCGAGAAGGACGATCTGCAGCGCTACTACGACGCAGTCAAGATCGCATTCAATACGGCCGAAACACCAGAAGTCATCAACCCCGGTGAGACTGAGATCGTCGCACCACCTACCCCAGCAAGCCTGGCGACAGATAGCACCAAGAACTCCAGCCCCTACATCTTCAATTGCTCTCTGCGCTCCGATTGGGGCATGTGCGGGGCCTACCTAGATGGCGCGAAAGCGACCGGCTTCCGCTCGATGGTGACTGCCCAGTTCACCAACGTCAGCCTGCAAACCGACCTCCGAGCGTGGCAGGCATACGACAACGGGATCTGGACAGCCATCTCCGACTACGACGCCTATATCAACAATATTGACATTAATAACTTACGCACCACAATTAGCGGAAACAAGAACTGGGCAACTGGTACATATGACGTTGACTGGCGCTCGTTCGGCTTCAAGTGCGTAAACGACGCCATTATTCAAGAAGTATCTTGTTTTGTAATCGGTGACTCTATTCACCACTGGACTGCAAGTGGTGGTGAATGCACGATCACAAATAGCAACTCAAACTTCGGTCAGACCGCATTTCTGTCTGACGGCTTCAAAGGTGTAGGCAGCCCCGGCGGAGCGTTCCCTCAGGACCAAGGATTCTTAATGGATCGCCTGCGCCGTTCTCGGGCGCTGCTCTCAGATGGATCCAATATCAGCCGTGTCGTAGTCGGAACCGTCAAGTCCTACGACCCCAAAACCGGCACCCTGACACTCAACGGAGCAGATGATCTTCAAAGTCGCCTCGCTGCTCAGGGTTACAGCCTGACCGGCGGCACTCCTGGGATCGACAACTACATCTGGATATCCAACAACTCACGTCTTGTCGGTCCCGGAGCCAAACCGGGCGATATTGCGGGTAGTACTGCAGTCGACGTCCGCGCCCCCTTGGCTGACATGCCGTATGACCCTTCGGTCCCCGGCGTAATCAAAGTCAAGCTGACCAACAACAACTTCGACTCCCTGAATGCAGGAGATGAGCCTAACGAGATCGTCAACAACCAGGTTTACCTGCGGCGTCTGGTGGACACCCGTGGTCCCCGAGATCGCGAATACTCCCTGACGCTGCGCAACACCAACCTCCTCAGCAGCCGTCGTCCCGTCGGCAACTACGTGCTCCGCCTTGGGGGGCGCAACACCGTACAAGGCCAGCTGGACCCTTCGATCTCGAGGAACCGTATCTATCTCGTTAGTGAAACCGCCGTTGCAGAGGTTCCAACGGACCTTGAAGCCACTAACTATTTTCGCGTGGTTCTGCGCTCTGGTGACAGCGCGCCGGTAATTAGCGGTGACATTCCCGCAAGCCGCCTGGGCTACCCAATTCAGTACCAAGGGCGCATCAAGCGGTGCAAAAAACCGTTTGTTAAGGGGGCGTACAACCCAAGCGACTGGGAAAACGCCCTGAGCATGCTCCCGAGCGTGACTGGGGTCGAAACCCCACGCAGTGGAATTGCTCCTCCGGTTGTACTGGATAAAGACCTCAGCCCATTTCCTGACGCGACCAATCTCACACCCTCAACCGATCTCGCGATTGATTTCAACACCGATCCTGACCTGATTGATCAGATCACCTCAGCTTCGGACTATCTCGCTCTGCGAAACCTGCTGATCATCTTGGGCTACCCGGCAGACCTTGTGGGCCCAACAACAGGCAGCCCGACGTTCCGAAACAAAATCCTCGAGCCGCAATCCAGCTTCAACAGCTGCTTCTGGAACCCGAGCACGTCAGGCATCACGCCGTCTGGCCTGCTTCGCAAAGCTGAATCCTGGCCGATCGAATTCAATAGGCCCAGCCTGATCCGAGGTTATGGCCACGCATACGAATGGGTTGGCTACTCGAACTACTCCAAAGCACTTCCAGTTAACCAGCAGACCTCACTGACGGACCAGGCGCTGATTGACTTCCTGGCTGCCAACCTCGGGGGTGGGCGTGTCTACAACACTGGCTTCACAGAAGAAGGCCTCCTTGTCCAAGGGGATACTGTTCGAGATCTGGGCACAAACCGCGACCTCTCCATCGAAGCTGCCGGTCTCGGTGGCCTAAGCGGGGATCCCACCTTCGAGAACCTGGTCCCGAGCACGCTTGAAACCCTTCAGGTCAGCAACCGGCTATCGGTGGAGGGCAAGACACTTCTTCGCGATGTCGACATTAACGGCACGCTGAGCGGAGTAACCAAGTACGAAAACCTACCCAAGGCAACGCCGCTAGCCGAAGGTGTAATCAGGATTGCGTCAACATCGCAAGTTGCAGAGCTGGCCAACGAGGAGGTAGCTGTTACCCCTGCCGGGCTGCTTAGCGCACTGAGTCTGGCAATTGTCGACAAGGTGGATATGCGGATGAGCCTTTCAAAAAACCTCGCCGTACCATCAAACACTCAACCTGAGAGCGACACCTTATTTATTCACCCCTTCAGCGGAAGCGGTCTGAGCTTGTATGACAACTCCCGTAAAGCGTGGCGCTACTTTAATTTTACAGGCATACAAGCAAAATCATTAGCACAGTGTGCAAAGCCGCAAACCAATTACGACATCTACATCTACAGGGTCTTAGACAAACTAGAGCTTGAGTTTGTTGAATGGAGTGGAGATGACGCAACTGACAGCCCCCTTAAGGACTCCATTGACGGAGTGCTCGTTAAAAAAGGAGCACCAGAGCGCCGATATATAGGTGTAGTCAGAACAACAAGCCCAGGTAAAAGCATTATTGATTTGGGTGACTCATACAAACCAAGTACCAGCTCTACCTATCCCCGTATTTGGCTTAGTAACGTCTATAACCTGTACGGCGCCAGAGGTCTGTATCTATTTGGGCAAGGTTGGGAAGAAGCAACCAATACTTTTACCTACCCACCAGGTTATCAGGAAAAACCAAGGGTTAGCTTTGTGACTGCTATTCCGTCGTATGTTCGCGCAGATCTCGACATACTTGTAACACCACCAACAGACAACTCCGGAGTTGTTGAAGTTGCTCCCGGCTTAAACATTAGAAGCGGCGACACATCCAGTCCTACAGGCGATTGCCTATTTGGTCGTGTTGCAGGGGCAGGAGACAACCAGAGCGCTTCTTCGACATTCTCGAGAACACTAGATGTAGGCCTAAACGAAATCTTCTACCTTTACAAGAGTTTCTTTAGCAGCGCTACAGTTCCAACAGTAAACGAGTCGCCGCAGCACGGCATGATCGTTTTCTGCCAGGCCTAGCCATGAGTCTCGAATTTATCCTCAAAAACAGCCCACTCAGCGCAGACATTCCCGAGTCTGGCCAACTAGCCGCCGGCGAAATTGCGCTGAATTACCACAGCGACGGCTGCTTTTTGACCTGCGTAGACACGGAAGGTGAAGTCCGCACGCTTGGTGAGGTCTGGGTTAACGAGCAAGCCCCAACCGCACCTCAAGTAGGACGACTGTGGTTCGACAAAACAAAAAAGGTCCTGAATATCTGGCTTAGTGACCAGGTTCAGTGGTTTGCGGTCGGCAGTGGCGTGGGCCCCGAGCCTGGCGGCGGCGTTCAATCAATTTCCGTCATCCCGAACGGAGGTGTTTTTCTCTCTGGTACGGCAGCAAATCCGGTACTTTCTGTCGACACAACGGTTGTCAGGACCTCCGGCGACCAGACGATTAGTGGTCTCAAGACGTTCCAGACAGGAATCAAAGGAAACCTCGAAGGTAACGCAAGCACTGCAAGCATCGCTGATTCGGTAAATCAAAACGTCCTCGCTGGTGCAGGTCTTACTGGCGGGGGCCAGCTCACACGCTCGGTCACGCTTGCGGTTCTTCCCGCAACCAAGTCAACAATCGGTGGCGTCAAGCAGGGAGCCGGTACCGCGATTGCTTCTGACGGAACCATCTCCGTCGATGTCACTCCGGGCAACCAGTGGCTCGGCACGATTGATGTCGGTAGCCAGGACCCACCAGAAACCCCGCCGTCAAACGGGAGCTATTACATCAACACCGTCACGGCTCTTGCTCGAACTAGTTGGATCGGTATTGCCGGCACTCAATGCTTTGACGGCAACTACATTATCTGGAATTCAAAAGCAGGTCTCTGGGAGAACGCCGGAACCATTATTGGTGGGGGCGTCGAAGAGATCAAAGCTGGAAGTGGAATTGCTGTTCAAGATCCGAAGTCAAGTGCACCTACGGTCAGTGTTGACGGCACAATTGCTCGATCCAACCTAAACATCTTTACCGGCACGGGTTTAACCGGCGGCGGCACTTTAGCTTCTGACATCACAATCGGTCTGACCAAAGCCTCGCAATCCAATCTTGGGGGTGTAATTGTTGGTAGCGGACTGCAAATCCAAGACGGAGTCCTGTCTGCTGACATTCCAAATGTCCTTGTTTTCAAAGGCAGCGTTGCTGTCGATACAGATTCAGCACCCCCGAGCCCGGCGGCAGGTTGGGCGTACATCAGTAAGACGCAAGCAATTGCAAATGAAACCTGGGTTGGCATTGCAGGTAAGACCATTCCGTCTGGGGAGCTGATTGTCTTTGACGGTACTAACTGGGCTGAGTCCGGCAATATTGGAACCGTCGGTGTTGAATCGATTCTTGCTGGGCCTGGCATCACGGTGCTGGATCCCAACAGCAGCGCACCTACGGTTCAAGTCAACGATCAAGTTGTTCAGGTCACAGGCGATGTCACGATCAACGGTGAAAAGACCTTTACCAAAACAATTGTTGGCGACATCAGCGGTAACGCTAGCTCTGCCGACACGGCAACCCAAGCTGACGTATCAGCCGCTTGCACAAAACAAGTTCTTGCGACAAACGGCCTGAGCGGTGGTGGCGCCTTAACGGCAGATGTTGTCCTCCAGTGTGATAACACAGTCGTCCGAACCATCGGGAATCAAACCCTTGATGGGACCAAGAAATTCCTTAAGGCTATTCAGGGCAACCTCAACGGAAACGCGGATACCGCAACCAACGCTCAATTCTCCGAGCGTGCTGTGCTGGCGGACACCCTGGACAAATCCATCGTTCCTGGCGACGGCTTACAAGGTGGAGGCAAATTTCTCACTGATGTAGACATTGCAGTTGACACTAGTGTTCTTCGCGACTTTGGTAACCAAGATATTGATGGCACCAAGAAATTCCTCAAAGGGATTCAGGGCAACCTGAACGGCAATGCCGATACAGCGACCAACGCCCAGTTTGCTCAACAGGCCGTACTTGCTAAAACCCTAGACCTTTCAATTCTGGCAGGGGATGGCCTATCGGGTGGTGGTCTGCTTACCACGAATCAGACACTTGCTGTAGATGCTTCTGTTGTCCGCACTGCAGGTGACCAAACCCTAGACGGCAACAAGAAGTTTCTGAAAGCGATTCAGGGCAACCTGAATGGCAACGCTGATACAGCTACCAATGCTGTTAATGCGACAAATTGCAGCCGCAACGTCATTGCAAGCGGAGGCTTAACCGGCGGCGGAACGCTCAACGCAGACGTCACTATCGGACTTAACGCGACGGGCGTAACTGCTGGCACTTACACCTCAGCAACAATCACTGTCGACGCGTACGGCCGTATTACAGCGGCAAAGAGCGATAGCGGATTCCCGGCCGGTACGCGTATGGTTTTCTGCCAATCATCCGCCCCGTCAGGCTGGACGCAGGTTACGGACGGCGCCTTTAATGACGCAGCACTCCGTGTTGTTACAAGCTCGGGGGGCGGTACGGGCGGCTCTATTAGCTTCTCGAGCTTTTTCTCGAGCTCCTCTACCTACTCAGGCAAGATCAATCTCAGTGGAGGTAGCGTCGGATCTACGACTCTGACCGTTGCCCAGCTTGCTTCTCACGGTCACGGTTTTAGCCCCGGAACTGTGACAGCACCAGTGGGCCAGTACTCTGCCACACGAGGGAACCAGCCCCTCGGAAACGTCGGCACCAGCGTGAGCGCCAACGGCAGCAGCCAAGGCCACAGCCACACCTTCGACGGCGCCGTCGCAGACGGTAGCTTCACAACTAACTTCTCTGTTAAATATGTAACAACAATAATCTGCGAAAAGCAGGCTGTATGACTCTATTTGTAAACAGTGAAGATAACCGCAAACTGTACCTAGCCCACCCTCCTCGCACGGGAGGTAGATTCCTAAGTCACCTACTCTCAGGAAACGGCTGGATACCGCACTACGACAACTTCGACATAATCTACAAAAACCAAGAATTACCACACTGCGACTTGTCTCGCTATAGCAAGTTTATAGACGTAGAAAACGTAACCATCTTAGGCATCGTAAGAGATCCACTTGAACGCTACGTTTCCGCATTAAGCATCATCTCCCACGAACCATCAGAACTTAGTCGTTGGAAATACTCTAATTTATTTACACCGCAAACATCTTTTTTTGCCGCTAGATCGCACTGGTGGCACTTTGAGCAAGGCTTTGGACCCGACCTGATTTCCTGGGCAGAGGACACTACAAAGTCATCGCTCCCAGAAATTCCAACAATTCCGAAAACAGACTTTGATTTATTCCCTAAAATAAAGGCAACGACCGAGCATCTAATGTTCTGTCAGCTTTTCTACTTCGAGGACTATGAGCGCTTCGGTTATAGACCCCTGCTACAGGATCATTGAAACTCCATCAGGATCCTGGTGCCGTCTTGAGCTAGCTGAGGTTCCAAGCCTATTCGAAGCTAAGCGTGATCTGCACAAATACATAGTTCAGCTCAAGCAGTTCCTCGCCCCGAGCTCGGTGCGCGAGTTTAGTAGAAATGCCTCTGACCTCAGTGCGCGCGACCTCGGGGTAAGTCTCTTAACAGAGATACGAGAAATAATGCCCTCAATATTTCCCCTTTCTATCATCAGCTACGAAATAAAGACTGATGAACCTCAGCTTACTCTTGCGGATTTTTGCCCACTACTGCTAATGGGCCTACAAGGCAAAAGCACAGTCAGCTTTCTTCACGGCGAAATCACAAAGACCTTGGAACCCGGCGATGCTTTGTTCTGCCCCGGCGGTGCACTACTTACTCCAACCCTCAGTCTCCCCGAGAGCGGCGTCTTTATAGGACGAGTCGGCCGATGAACTGTCTAGAGCACGCTGATCTGATATATGAATACCCAAACGCCGTATCCCTTGAACTGTGCAACAAGCTAAGGCAAAGCATACTAGATAATGGAACAAGTCTTAATTCTAATGAATACAGAACAGAGGCTCGCAACAATCATGCATATTTCTTAGGTCGACCTGAATTCAAAGATCAAGACACACTAGTCAACACACTATTCTCTCGTACGATAAGGCAGTATGTAACAGAGAATCCAATCATAAGAGATCATGTATATAACAATGATTTTTTGCATGACATGCGCTCATTCTATGTATTTAGATTTTACGGACCAGAAGACGACTATAACTGGCATGCCGATCTAGACCCTCATTGCATAGCACTATTTAGCCAAATACTTTACTTTAACGACGATTACCAAGGTGGAGAGCTTGAATTTCTGATGCACCCGCTAACACTAAAACCAAAAGCTGGAAGCATCCTATCTTTCCCATCAGACATATCACACATTCACCGATCACGTAAAATCACAGCAGGACACAAACACATCATTTTTGCGAGCTTCTTTAAACTACCAAGACAATGAAAAAAGGTCACTACTGCCCTCTAATCAAAAAAGAATGCATCGAGCACAAGTGTGAATGGTACTTTCAAGTAAACGGAACAAATCCAAACACAGGTGAACCGGCTGAAAGATATCAATGCGCCGTTGTACTAACACCTTTATTGCTGCTAGAAAACGCAAACCAACAACGCTCGACAGCTGCCGCTGTAGAAAGCTTTAGAAACGAATCTGTCGTAAAGAACGAGGTTACAAACCAGCTTCTTTATCGCTTTGCCCAGGTGGCCAATATCCTTCCCGCTTCCGATTAGGGTTCGTACACTCACCAGTAGCTGTTCATTATTCCGATGCCCCCTTCAGCCTCAGACTACTTCCAGACAAAGATTATTCCAGTAGACGGCACTGTAGTAAGAGGTCCTGATGTAGCACTAAATGTAGACCTAAAAGACTTGAGTTTTCATTATATAGATTTTTATTCAGCCGATAAAACATCGCATGAAGGCAAAGGCGTACTGTACCCCTCCTCAAATATGCAAGGAGGAGAGGAACTCACATCTCTTGAGCCCTGGAAGTCTTACATTGAACAAGCGGACGCAATTATTTACGCTAGTAAAAACCCAAAAGTATATTATTTTACGGCTAAAACAGAGTACCAAGGACAGACTACTTATGTAGGTGAGCAAATCACTCTGAACCGTCCCCCGCAAACTCAACCCGAGCAGACAACAGATATTAAACCCGAACCAGCTGCACAAAGTGTATACACGTGGTACCTCTACTGGAAAGAAGACACATCAGAGTGGAGCTGGGAAGTACTTAACCCGGAAGAAGAAGGTAATACAAAAGATAAAGCCATCTCTCTAACAAAACGAGTTGCGTATAACCTTCTCCAACTGACTGACTGGGTAGTCACCAAATCAATGGAGGCACAGACGAGCGTACCCGAGGATCTGAAGCAGCTTCGCACCGAACTCCGAACTAGCGCACAAACACGTCTTGACAAGATTGATACATTAACAACCGATGAGGCTATTTTTGCCTACACACGTAGCGAGGACTATCTCACATGGCCTGAAGTACTAAACTCTAAATATGTGCGGCAGACATACGTACAGGCGCTGTATTCCTAACCCGAGAATGTATTCATAGACTTCGTTGAGGTCCAGTCCAGGGAGGTATTCCCATGTCGCTTTCGCTTCAGCTTAAGAACTCTGTAGTTGCCGGAAAACTGCCAGCACCCTCCCAGCTAGGTGTTGGTGAGATCGGCCTGAATTACCACAAAGGCGATCCTTTTCTGGTCTGCTGCGATAGCGACGGTGTCATCCGGCGTCTGAACTCCATTTCCGTAGGAAATACAGCGCCTGGATCACCTACGCCAGGTCTTCCCTGGATTGATACGTCTGGAAATGCACCTGTACTGAAAGTCTGGGTTTCCAGTGCCACCCAATGGGCGACGCTCAGCGGAGGTAGCGGACCCAATCTGCCAATCACAACCGATGAGATTGCTGATGGTGCAGTCACATCAGCCAAGATCGCAGACGGCGGTGTCGAGGCAACCAACCTTGCAACAGCTGCGGTTGAGACCAGCGCACTCGCCGACCAAGCGGTAACCGGTCTCAAGCTTGCTGACCAAGCTGTTGACGGATCAAAGCTGGCCGCAGCTGCAGTTACGACCGCCGCGCTCGGGAATGAAGCCGTCACCAGCGCGAAACTCGCTGCCGGCTCCGTCACTGCTGTCAAACTCTCAGCGCAGAGTGTCATTACCGCCGCCCTTGCAGATAGTTCCGTCACCACGGGCAAGATTTCGGCAGGCGCCATCATCAGCTCGCTGATCGCCAACGGCGCGGTCGGTACCGCCCAACTCGCCCCGAGCGCGGTCGACACGACAAACCTCGCAAATGGCGCGGTCACATCGGACAAATTGGCCGACGGAGGCGTCAGCTCCGCCAAGATTGCCGACGGTGCGGTCAAGTTTGAAGCAATCGATCCCACCGCCGTCACCCCGAGCACGGAAGCCTGGGTTGCTAGCGACACCGCATTCCCAACTACCGCAGCAGTCCAAGCGCAACTGGACGCCGCTCCCGGCAAACAGGTCGACACTGACCACATCAAGGATCTGGCTGTTACGAGCGGCAAGCTGGCGGACCGTGCAGTTACGAGCACGAAGATCAACCCCGGTGCCGTTTCCTTCAGCGGTTTAAGCGCAGGAGCAGTTCTGCCGAGCGGCCAAACATGGAGTGCCAGCGACGTCAAGCTTCCGACTAGCGCCGCTGTTCAAGCTCAGATCGACGCAATCCCTGAACGTCAGATCGGCACAGCTCAGCTAGATGACGGGGCTGTCACTGAGCCCAAGTTAGCCGACGATGCCGTCAGCAAAGTCAAGATCGCGAACGGCGCAGTCGACCTCACCAAGATCGACCCGAGCTCGGTGCTACCTGGTACCACCAACTGGGCGAACGTTGACACGCAGCTTCCAACTGCCGCTGCTGTTCAGAAGTACGTCACCAATCTGCCCAAAGGACCGATCAACACCGGTGACATCACCGATAAAGCGGTGACGGGAGCAAAGATCGCCGATGGGACGATCAGCAACCAGCAACTTGCAAGCTCGGCAGTCGCCTTTGGCAATATCACTGCGGGCGCAGTTCAAACCAGCACGACTGCTTGGCAGAACTCAGATGTTGTTCTCCCGACGACCGGTGCGGTTAACGCGCGTGTGAACGCGGTCATCAGCGCGCAAACCATCCAAACCAGCAACATTGCAGACCTCGCAGTCACGACCGAAAAGCTGGCCTTGGGTGCTGTCACCAACCCAATCCTCGGGCAAGGTGCGGTTCAATTCGACAACCTCAACGAGGATCTGCTCTCCGCATCCACAGAAAGCTGGGTCCCAAGCGACACCCAAATTCCCACAACCCAGGCAGTCACCAAATACTTCCACGACCTGCCTGTACCGATCATTGATACCGCCAACCTCGCGGACAACGCTGTCACCACAGCCAAGATCGCACCAGGTGCCGTCGTCAACGACCGCATTCGTCAAGGCACGATTCAATTCGACCGCTTATCCGTTGATGCCGTACGCGTTTCGTCTGAACCCTGGGTCGCAACAGACAGCACCATCCCAACCACAAAAGCGGTCGCTGACGAAGTCAATACACTTCTGACCAACCTGGTCATCGGCACGGAGCAGATTGCTGACTTCGCTGTCACCACCGACAAGCTCGGTAACGTCAGTGTCACCACGGCAAAACTAGCCACCGGCGCGGTCACCCACGAAAAGCTGGCCCCGAGCTCGGTGCAGCTGGACAATTTCACGGCAGGTCTAGTCAACAACAGCACTGAAGACTGGAACCCCAGTGACAGTGTCCTTCCAACGGTCGGTCTGGTAGACAAGCAGCTCACCACAAAGCTGCAAGACCTGGAGATTCAATCCGGTCAGATTGCCGATGAAGCTGTCACCACGTCGAAGCTTGCACCATTAGCTGTAACAAACGCGAAGCTCAGCAACAGCGCAATCACCTTCAACAAACTCGCTTCAGGCCTGGTTCTGACCAGCTCAGAGGACTGGAATGCCACCGACATCACCCTCCCGAGCACGGCAGCAACCAACTCTCGGATCACTGAGCGACTGAACAGCTGGATTGTCGATCGCGAGCACATTGGCAATGGCCAAGTCACGACTGAAAAGATCGCTGATCAGGCTGTCACCAACGCCCAGATTGCGGATCTTACGGTCGGAACAGCTCAGATTGCAGACGAGTCTGTTACTCCGATCAAGCTGGATCGCGAGTACATCTCCGGCCCTGCAACCAAAACTCACCTCGGCGGTATCAAGGTAGGCGCCAACCTGATCATCACAGCCGACGGCACGCTGAGCGCCGAATCCGGTCCCACTGGCGGCATCGTCGACACCATTGTTCCTGGCTCGGGCATCCAGGTTGACGGAAGCTCTGATCCGGCAAACCCAGTAGTCAGCGCACTTGTCGCTAAGACGGATCAGCTCGGTAGCGTCATTGTCGGCGCCAACTTGAACATCACCCCCGAGGGTGTGCTGAGTGCAACAGCCGGCGGCGGTGACGTGGATTCGGTGGTTGCCGGAGGCGGCATCACAGTCGACAACGCAGATCCGGTCAATCCGAAGGTGTCGGTAAAGGTAGGGGAATCCCTGACGATTGATCCAGACGACGGAACCCTTGAGGTTAATGCGGCGCCAGGTCCGGGCATCGATATCAGCGCAGGCACTGGTAACAGCACTGGGTTCGTCGTTTCAGCGAAACCGGCAACCCCGAGCGAGCTGGGTTCGATCAAGGTCGGCGAGTATCTCTCGGTTACTCCTGACGGCACGCTGTCAGTTGTTGGAGGCGGTGGCGGTGTCATCGACACAATCAAGACCACAGCTGACGGTCTGAACGTTGACTCGACCGATCCGACAAACGTCGTCATCAACCTCGAGCCCGCGACTACGGGTGCAGTTGGCGGTGTCAAAGTTGGCGATGGCCTTGTTGTCACAGCCGATGGAACTTTAAGTGCTGAAGTATCTTCGCCCTCTATTACAATTTGCAAAGAAGATACGACTAGCTACACCGTAAAAAACAACGATTACAACCGCACTGTAGTCTTTCGGGAAACCACGGCTAATTCTTCTGTAATCCTAGACGGCTCTACAGAATACCGAGTCGGCTCAATTATTGACATTGTATGTTCGACCGCTTCTGATACTCAGATTGTTCCGATTAACGAAGCCCAACTTGATACTGGCTATCCCGGTGGATTTGGACGTGCCATTCCAGTAACTAAGACTTCTGCAAAGGGTACTCCGTATACAGCACAGTATGCGCGTGCGATGTATATTGGGGACAAAATATGGACGCTGCGAGCTCCAATGCTTACCATGGGCGCCCCGTACATTTCATACGCCGGACGCGTAGACAAGAAATTTTCTGCAGGCAAAATACAAGTATTTTCAAATGCCACTGGTGAAAACCTGGCGCGTATAAGTACAATGCAATTTACAGCCACCCCAAAAGACTTTACAGGTGAGACAAAAATTGTAAAAGGCTCCAACAAAGATACAAGCGCAGTCATTGAAGGCTTAGAGGAAGGTAAGCGTTACACAATCTCTACTCAATATATTTATGACGACGGCACTACCCCAGATGCTGTAAGACAATCAGTAAACACAATTGATGTTTTAGTGGACAGCAGCGTTCCTCTTGCTCCACAAAACCTGAAAGTTGTCGGCTATAGAGGAGCGCGCGCATTCATCACTTTCGACTACGACGACACGATTAGTGCACCTTGGGACTTTATTGAAGCACAAGCTCTCAGCTCAACTGGGGATGTTGTTTGCGATTGGGTTCCTGTTTGTTCAGCCAAGGACCAAAGCCCTGTATACCCCTACTACTACGTGCAGTTCTGGCCCACTAACCCAGTCCAAGGCGACAACACTCTGATTAAAATCCGCCTTTGCACAAATAGCGGAATTAAGGGAGCTTCGTCTTTCGCAGCTACAACTAATTGGGACCAAAACCTTATCACGCCTGAAGTAACCGTAAACAATTCGCGTGGATCAACAATCGCAAAAATTACATGGAAGCTTACTGAAGGTTCTTACAACCCGCCAGATTGCAGGTACAGTGTTGTAATCCGAGAAGGTGGAGAGCGTATTGTTTACCAGTCAACGCCTGATTGGAATGACGCAAATGGTGTTACCTTTAACGGCAACACAAATGTGCAGTACTACGTAGACGTGACAGCGCAGACCTACGGCCGCTCAAACAATACTGTAGTAACCCCATTTAAATTTGTACCTTTTAGGTAATGACAGAAGAGCAAAATACACCCCCCAAGCGGGGGGTTTCGCGCGCAGCACCCAAGACTAATCAAATAGCTAACTCATCCACAACATGGTCAACACGTCTCATAAGCGCAGTAGTAATTAGCATAATAGGCTTAACTTTGTTCCATTATGGAACCTGCATGTTCCGCTATCGATGGGCGGAGTGGATGCTCTATACACGATTAATTAATACTCAAGGTCTAGAAAAAATAGCCAAAATAGACATTAAATACTTAGAGGATCCGGTTTGTTTAGATGTTGAGCACGACACGCTTGGCACACTTACTGCTCTTTTGGCTACAGTTTTAGCACTACGAGCAACACGCTACCCTCATGACTGATACTCCCCTCACAGAAGACCGGTGGTTCGATTTCTGGAATAATTTTCGCGCAGAGCCGCAGCAACGTCGAGCAATTGAAATACTCAGGCAACGCATTAATGAGGCGGACCCAACACTGCTCTGCGAAGACTCAAACTGGGTTACTGCTTTCCGTGAGCGCCCTCCAGCTCCCGCCGACTATCCCAACACTTGGGAAGGTGTTGAGGCTGCTGCTAAAGCCTGCGGCGCACGATGGCCTGAACTTGTCGCAGCTCAGTGGGCCCTTGAAAGCGCTCGCGGTACTTCAACCTCAGGCAAAAACAATTATTTTGGCATCAAAGGTTCAGGAACTAGCTGCACAACTAAAGAAGAAGTTGACGGCAAGATGGTCACTATCACAGCCGGTTTTGTAGATTTTAATAACCTAAAAGACTGCGTCAACTACTTAGTTACACGTTGGTATCTCGACTTTCGTGGGTACAAGGGTGTTAATCACGCTGTAACTGCTGAAGACGCAGCATGGGACCTGAAACGCCAGGGCTACGCAACAGACTCTCAGTATCCCCAAAAGCTCATCCGCCTCATGCGGGAGCATCAGTCTCAGGCATAGCCAGAGCTTTAAGCTCGGTGGCGATGTCAAGAAGATCGGCTCGTGCGCTTTCACCAGCGACCGCACAGCAGCTTCTGGCATACAGAGAATCTACTGGCACCACCTGATCCGCAGCAGCGCGAAGGGCGGCGGCAATCAAGGGTGCTATTTCCTCTGCAAAGGCAGGCAACCCTTCTGGCGGTACGTCGTACTTCTTCAGTGTCACAGCAGTTAGCACTGCCTGGGCAGCGGGCGACAGTTCTTGGGTCATTTTTGAACCTCGTAGTGTGCGGATCTATCGTCCGTGCTTCCCATAACTGTCGCTATTTGCCCTGACCGCGACTGAGCTTTTTGTTCCCCCGAGGACGAGAGCCATGTCCCTGCCCCTGCCGCGTCTTCTTGACGATGGGATCCCGGTGCTGCTCGGCAGTAGGAGACTTCTTAGGCTTCACTGATCAGTTCATAACTTAAACAATTATACCAACCAGATCAGGTTTAGGACACACCGGCAACCAGGCCTGTCCAGGTGATCCCGAGACTGATTTAAGTACATCGCAAGCTC